CATCTCCAATGGTTTCACCCGTTGAAGATTGAACCTTGATGGTCACATTCGCTGTATTCATATAGATCGGATAAATGATGCCGTCCACACCATTCCTATTCTTAGCAATAAAAATACGACCTGAATTACTCAATTTGTCTTCCGCCGTCCTGGATATTGAAAAAATAAAATCTGCAACAAAACATTTGTTGAAAGCCTCCGAAATTGATTCCATCGTAATAACTTCGGCATTTAATCCAGAACGGTTCGTTTGGGATGCGGTCCATACACAACAATTGTGTATTTGCGCCAGTGCTCGTAGCTGTTCATAAATAGTCTCCAATTCGTGCCTTTTCTCTTTTAATGTTGTAATTGGACGTAATAAATCTCCATAATCTACTAGTATCAAGTCAGGTTTAAACCCTCGATTTATTAACTTTTCAACATGATTTTTTAGTGTATTTACGCTCGCAGATTTTGTAGGATATTCCTTAACAATAAGCTTTCCAGTAAGCATTTGTACCTTTTCATAAATTTCTTCTTTAAAGGAACTAAGATCGTTAAGGGGGACATTTGTTATACAACTATCGAACCTAGATCCCACAACCGTATCTGCCAATTCAAGTGTATAGTATACAACATTCTTGCCTGCTTTTAAGGCCTCGGCTCCAAGATGAACAAGTGCCATACTTTTGCCTGCACCAGTTGGTGCGATGACAACTCCAAGCTCGCCTTCCCCTAAAGCCGGTTGGGGTAGGATTTCGTGCCTTGAACAAAAATCTCTGCTCAAAATCTTTTAAATAATCATGACCAAAGTTGGAATCAGATCCAAGTTTTAAAGCTTCGTTAATGACCTGTGAAATTTCATCGAAAGAAGAAGTCTTAAGAAGTTTTACCGATTTAAGCATTGCTTCTTTTAACTTTTGCTTTCTACAAAAATCAAGAGAAGTCTCAATAATATAGTCCGTGTCTTCTATTTGGGCTTTTGAAATTCGTGCAAAGAAATTTCTAATTTGTTGCTGGACCGACTCGTTTTCATTTAAGACTTCTGTTCTCAAAATGGAGGTCATGATCTTTTCTGTGGGGTGAACCGAATATTTCTCTCTGTACTTCTTGATCAATTGCACAAAAACCTGGAGATATTTAAGCTCCAGGAAATTAATATTTAAGACCTCGAACATTTGATCTGCGAACGGTCGGTCGACCAAAATCAAATGACACAAGATCTCTTGAAAGTCTTTGCCGTATTGGCTAAAGTCTTCCTTCGACATTAAACCCCCTCACTAATCTTAATATAACATCTAAGATTAAGGTTGTCAAGCTTTACTTGAAATTCTTTTGAAGGTGGTAAACAAATCTGACGTATCCCAGTTCCCGAAGCCGTCTTCTTCCATGCGCTTAATTACTTCTGTTTTGTTGAACTCGGGGTCAAAATTATCAATTACATATCTTACTCTATTCTTATCATCACACGACATTGAGGGCGCATAAAGCTGCATAATTTTATAATTTTCTTCTATTATTTCTTTTGAGTCACAAATCGAAGAAAATGCTTTTAAGCCTGTATTGTTGTTTTCGCAAAATTCAATGAGGGCTGGTATGGTCACAGAGTTCTTGTCTGCGAAAAAAGGAAGCCTTTTAGATATGGTTCCCAAACCGACGCCCTTCACCCCAACAAGATTATCTGATTTATCTCCTGCCATTGCACGAGCTAAAGCAAAGTTAGTCGGGTGAATACCAAACTCTTCTACAAGGCGCGGCTCATTCATAAATTTCTTTTGAATAGGGCGATACAAAACCGTCTCATTATCGCACAACTGAAAAAAGTCCTTATCGCTAGATATAATGACCTTTTGCCAGCCCTTATACCGGAAAGATTGGGTAATAAAAGAGATCACGTCGTCGGCTTCCACAGCGTCAACCATCAGTTGAATGACTGGCATGTAGTTAAGCATTTCCATCAGACGATACTGCTGCCAAACTTTATTTTTCGTCTCCTCGTCTTTTGTAAGATTCCTTATGTCGCGGTTGAGACGAATTGGTTGGCGCCCTTCTTTATAGTTCTTATTAACAAGCTTTCGGCGTAGTGAGCCACCTGCGCCATCCCAAGCTATTACAATCTCGTCGGGCTTCATTTCCCGACAAAGCTTTTGCAAAATCCCAAGGAACCCCTTATATCCGCCGATAGGTTGTCCATTTTGGGATAGACTGGGGTTAACGATGTACGCCCTGAAGTATGCGTTCAGGGCGTCTATAACTATTACTCTTTTCATTCTATCTACTCTTCGACTTCATAAAAATCTTCGGCTTTTCCTTGCCGAGTATCAAATTTATAAATAATTTCTTCATCGATGATTTGGTAAACTCTTTGTCGAAACTTTTCATCTTTCATTTTCTCAACCCACTTCGAAGCCTGAAACTTCTCAGTTGAACCGTCTTCAAAAACCATCGTAAACCAAGCGCCTGCCTGAAGAATATTGTCTGATCCCTTAATCGCCTCAAATAATGATTCGTCATCTTGAATGGCAATATCGTCATTACCCCACAAAATTCTAAAGTTACACCTACGGCCTTGGGTTCCGAAGCGAGATTTTTCGAGTTTAACCTTAACTTCTGATCCGATGCGGAAACCATTATCATCCAGAATAAAGCTGGCTTTTGCTTTACGACCAGTGAGCCAAATGCGCAGTGAATATGCATATATCATGGCTTTTCCGCCAGGAGTCACATAGGGCGTTGTCATGGCTTCGCTTGGTGAGCGCGTAATGTTAGCCTTAAGTTGATTTAAAACCAAGAATGTTGATTTTGTATTCGCAATTGGAACTGTCAATTTTGACATTCCTTTTGAAAGGATACGAGCCTTCACAGCCATGGAAGACTGTGGATTGAAATCCCCCTCAATATCCGAAATGGCTGGAGTTAAAGCCAGCGAATCCCATATAAAAAGAATCTGGTTGTCAGCACCAAGAAGCTCTTCCATGGTTTCTAAAACAAACTCAACAGATTTTGCTTGAACATATAAAAGATTATCGAGGTCACAACCGGTATTCTCCAAGAAGTTGGGATCGATAGCAGATTCAGAGTCGAAATAAACAACGTTCATACCCATTTTTTGAGCGTTGGCAGCAATTTGAGCCGCCATATAAGATTTTCCTGTTGACTCCAGGCCCGCTATTTCTATGATTTTGCCCACAGGGATCCCGGCTAACTTCCCCCGGCAAATAATAGAATCTAACCAGCGCGAGCCAGTTGGAATCCATTGAGTTACCTCAGTTGGATTTTCTTCTTTTAGATTATGGGCAACATTCATACCAGCTTTTTTGTTGATAAGCTTGCGCATATCGGACATAGAAAGTTTGCCTGTTGATATTGATTTTCTTGCCACTTAATCTCCTAAAAAAGTGAGACACCTGTAACCCGTGCCTCCCTGCGGTCATCAAAGATTAACGTCTGCGTGTAAAAATGTGCGCAAGCACACCAACAGCAACGAGTCCGACAAGTCCTTCACTTCCAAGTTGATTTGTTATGTCTACAATAGGGACTGCCGCGCCAAAAAGAATTTGTGCGACGACACCCAAACCTATGAGGGCTACGCCCGCTTCGGTGAGGTCTTGCAAAACTCCAGTTGACTTCTTCAGTAATGCCACGGCTTGAGATTTTTCTTCGCCCATGGTTATTCTCCTTTGATTAATTTTACGTTAGTAAAAATGAGACACCTGTAAACCCGTGCCTCCCTGCGGTAAATTTGGTTTAATTTCCGGTCAGTTCGTTAAACGCACTAACAACATCGGGAGTTGCCTTTGTTCCAGGAGATGATGCATACACAGTTGTGTCATCACCTTCCTTCTCCAAAGAATTAATAAACCCATCCAAAGCCGCTTGGACTTCTTCTTGCGTCTTTTTTGGAAAGAGACCGTCGATATTAGGGATATTATCCATAAGTCGAGTACATTCCTCATCTCCTCCGATTTCTTCATCACAAAGCGGAGAAGTACGACGACGCGGAGTCAGGGTTGTCTTTGGAAAAGCTGCTCCTGGTGGCTTCCCATAGGTCATAGTCAGGTCGGTTCCGTCATCGACATCTGTAATATCACCATACTCGGGATTCAAAACTAAGTTAAGGAGGGAAGTATATGCTTCCTTACCATAACCCCAGATGCGAATACCTTCTGCCTCTTCGCCACGAACCATTACGGGTGAGAAGAAGCGTTGCCGAGGGCTCAAGTCCTTAGCGAGTTTCATAGTATCAGGATCCTGATTACCATTAAACTCCTTCCAGAGTTGATCCTTAAAATCACAGATTGGACATTCCTCTCCATGATTCTTCTTCGGACAAAGAAGACCTCCTCGCTGGTCTGGACCCAAGTTATAGTGGAACCAATAATCCTTGAAGGGATCGCCGTCCGCAGTCGGAACGATTCGGATTGTCTGAGTGCCGTCTTTTGGACGCCAAAAAGACCCTCCTGCCTTGTTGTTGTTTTTAACGCTATCGAGCCTTGCTCGAATTTTTTCAATATCTAGTGCCATGTTGATTTCTCCTTTTTAATTAATGAATTGTGCCATTGGCTAAAGTCAAGACGACAAATCTCTCGTCTCGCTAGTTTTGTTTTGTTGTTCGAAGTTCTCAAGACTTTCAATATTGAAATCCTCAATCTCTCCTATAATCGTGTTCCTATTAAAAACACGAAATCCTTGTTTATCTAAATCCCAAACAAGCTTGTTCCCTTCGACAAGAGTTCTTTTCTTGCCGGTACCTTTTGTTTGAGAGATAAAAAATCCCTCCGGAAGATTGTCCAATGTTACAAATCTCATTGTCCGAATACTTCCGTCTTTCTTTCTAAAAATTCCTAAATGTGCTCTCATTTTAATTCCTGCTCCTGAATGTATGGTGTTCTTTCAATAACATAGCCGAGATCGTAATCATAATTTGTTGAGTATACAGCATATGTTACGCTAAGATCTT